ACTGTTACTACCAGCTGTATCCTTTAGTGTCGTTACTCTAATTTCAGACATAGTTTAATCCCTCCTATTTGATTTCAATACTATGGTTTAGTGGGCCAAGTGACACCACTAATACCTAAAGGACTTGTGGGATCTAATACTGGTGTAGCTGTAGTTGGTAGATCCCTTAAGGCTTGGCGGTAAGCCAACTGTTCATCAGTTGGTGTTCTGTCAGGAAGAACCCACCAATCTGTTTCAGCAATCAATCGATCTCTTTCTTTACGAAGACGTTTCATGGGCTCAGCTGCCTTGAGTTCAGCGATCTTAGCCTCAACTTCAAGGATTGATGGTTTAGGAATGTCTTCTGAGAGCCAAGTGATTTGACCGTAGTCATTTTGATAAACTGTAAATTGTGCTGTCGGACATAATGCGACAAGTGCTTGAGTAATATCCATTATCCTGAAATTTCGTAAAGTGTAATATTTGATTGTTGATTGACATTACCATAAAAATCTCTATTCATATAACAAGTTCCACCATTGTGAGTCATAACTTGAACTTGATATGTTATAGAACTAGTCGATGCTGGACTATGAAGATACACAAGGGTTACATTTCCACCAATACCACTATAATTGGTGTAAGGTCTTGTTACCCAGTTTGTAAAAGTACCAGAGTTTATATCAACTCTCATCATCATTTCTTGATTAGCACTATTATTATGCAGTGACCCTTCAACAACAATTAATACTTTACTGCTAGTAGTCCTACAGGCCATACTAGCATTAAAACTTGTAACATTAACTCCCACTGTAGAAGTAAAACTAAAATCTGAGGTATAGTTAACGCTAACAATCTGTATAATACCCCCACCAGAAGCCCCAGCTGGAACTCCTCCAGCCGGAACTATACTATTGGTTCTTATTTGGCTCATAACGTTTCCTGATTATTTTGATTGAATAGTGGGGATTTAACGGAAGACAACTGCATGAACATGTTCAACATCCTGATAACCTACGTTTGCCTGTCCCATAGTACATCGAAGTGCGCTAGATGTTGGTTCCACAATAGCGGTTCCTCCAGCAGATTTTTGAGCAGTCTGGAAAGCCATCCCACCAAAACTGCTGTTACCACATGCCCCCACGCAAGAATAGTTTCCATCTGTGAGTGAAGAAGCAAAATTGATAGTATAATCACCACTACCATTATCACTAATAGTATTCACATTAAATTGACCACGAATAGCAACAGTACCACTACCATTAAAGTTCACCCAAGCCCTAGCCATTTTAGCATTCTCAGTGCCGCCACTATTGGCAAACGTAACGACATCATTAAAGCCAGAACCATTATCTCTAATTGCATCGACCCTTAAAATACTCATGATCCCCTACTTGCGTTCAGAGATAACACGGGTGACCAGTTGACGGGTTGTCCACCAGAGGTGCCAAGGGCCCTCAGATCGGGTATATTGGCCATGTTGAGAGGAACACCTGATGCAACTGACCCACCCTGAAGGAACCATCACTGTTGATTTCTACCCTGAAGCCATGATCGCAGAAGCCTGTGAGGAGAAGGGTATGAAAGTTGTTATCAAACGCTTCATCCAGAAGACCACTTTTGCTCCCACCAGTGAGTGTGGTCAACCGATGATCTCTTATCGTACCATCACCAATGCTACCTTCAAAGATGAAGTTCGTTGTCGCGTTGCATTTGGTTATGATGTGACTGACTTCCACACTGAGAAGTTCCAAGACCACAAATCCTATTCTCCCGTGATGTGTTGATGAAAACCTATCACTGGTTCTTTTTTGTTATTGCCATTCTAATGTGGAATGGCATGGTGATCAAACGTGATCAAAAGATGTTCGAAGGATATGATAGAATGAACGCGAAGGAACACTATTGTTCCCAACTTAAAACTTGGCACCCTGATTGTAAGATTGAATGATCACCCAAGAAAACAGAGAGTTTGTTGACTTTCTCTTTGACAAACTCTTCAAACATGTTGACACTGATATGATAGATCTACACGATTCCGATTCGTGTGATGATCATCTTCAATTTGCCCAACTGGAGTTGTTTTAATGCTGGCTGGTTTAATGTGTGGTATCGCCACATTCTACGGAATGGGTGATGGATTTCATGGACAACGTACTGCAAACGGAGAACGTTTTGATGCTTACCGTTGGACTGCTGCTCACCCTTACCTTCCTATGGGAAGTAAGATTAGAGTTACAAACCAAGATAACGGGAAACAAGTAATCGTTCGCATCAATGATCGTGGACCATATTCTCATGCAGATCTTGATTTAAGTTACTCTGCATTTGCACACATACAGTCCACAAGTAAAGGTAATGCAACTGTTTGTTATCGGGTGATTGGATGAAAGTAACTGAACACAACGTCGATGCTGACTGGAAAGTAGAAGAACTTGATGCCTTGATGGAACTTGTGAAGAGGGAAATCAAGGGAACTGATGACAAATCGATCCAAATGTTCTATGCCAAAATATATGGTAAGTTGATGGGGGAACACATGTCGGCCCAGTCCTAGAACTGGCCACAGGACGCGCCAGACCCCGCCAGATCGGGTATATTGGCCATGTTGAGAGGAACACCTGATGCATCCCTACTACACCATGTCCTTCGCTGACCGTGAGATGTTTGCTCACAACGATCGTGTCGCAAAACAGAAAGCAGAACTGGAGCGTGTCCTTGCACAACCCGAACAACGGATTAAGTTCTGTTTCGAGTTCCTGTCTCACGCTGATGAGGGAATGGCTAAGAAGTGTTATGATGGTATCGCAAAGTACAGTGACAACCTTGACTGGAGTGAGGCCCACTACTGATGACTGAAACCACCTTGACCAACACTGAAATCCCCAACATGATCTTCCTTCATTCCACAAATCACGGTTGCATCTATTCTGTTTGTGAGGAGGGTGAGTTGTACTATGCCCCTCTTTATGCAGATGGTTCTTTCAACATTCAAGAACTTGCACCTGTTGATCTCGCAGATGTTGACATGGATGACATGGAGGTATATGATATTCAAAACCGTTTGATTGCAATGTCAAAGGTTTAATTTTCCACATTTCCCACATTAAAAACTCCGCATTTCCTACAATGGCAACCCGTTCACGCATTGGTTATCAACTCAAAGATGGTTCTATCGTAAGTTCTTACCATCATTGGGACGGAAGTCCTTCATGTCTTGGTAAGTATCTGGTTGAGAATTACACCATGGCTGAAGACGTTCGTTATCTCATCGATGGTGGTGACATGTCCACCTGCATGACTGATAGTGGTGAACCTGAGTATTATGCTCTCAAAGGTGATCGTAACGTTGATCCTGAACTGTCGATGAATGAGGATGCATACCACAAACTGACTGATGATGTGACTGGTGAGTATGCATATACGTTTGTCAATGGTACTTGGACGTGTTATGATGTGAATGACCGTAAGTATGTCTCTCTGTATGAGGTGGCCGCATGAAACTGAAAGAAACTGAAACCAAGGAGGGTCGTCCAGTGCTTCAAACTGATACCGATGCGTATTGGCAGAAAGAGTTTAAGAAACAACGTGCAGACCGTCTACAAGCTAGTGTAGATGAGTATATGCAAGACGGTGAGGTTGATGTCTTCTTTGAGGACCTCCGTGCTGCAATTCAAGACCTGATTGACTATCATGGAAAACAGAAGGAGAGTGCTCAAACTCTCATGAAAGTTGTGAGTGGTCATCGCCCATTGCAACTTCAACAAGAGGATGAAAAGTATTTCCAACGTAAGTACAATCTTGCAGAAGCCGAATACTATGACAAACGTGCCAAACTTGATGCAGAACAAATCCCAAACCGTTATTGACATGGCCCGTGCAGATCTGTACAATGAGGTGTTGAAGTTCTACAAACAGGATAAGGTTGCTAACCTACGTCATGCACTCACACAAGTCAACAATGCATTGGATGCTGTCACTGGTCTAGATTATGAAAATTACCTCAAACAAAGGCTCATCGAAACCAAAGTTGAACTTACCCGACAACTTTCACTTGCCACCGACCAATCACACATATACGGTGGAACCGTTTAATGCAAAGTTCCACATCATCAAGTTAAATCACCCAGACGTTTATACCTACACTACAGAGAGGGTATGGACTGTCTGGGGTTTTATTTGTGTGAAAACGGGTAAAATTCATGCACCAATCAACGCCAAAACACCAGGAGATGAGGTATCATGGCCAACCACAGCATACACCTCCATGCGGCCACCAGTGCGTAGAACACTATCAGTGTCCGTCCTGGATTTCTGCTAATCTTGAAATCTTATCCAAAGTAAATCTCAATGGCCTACGACGCAACCGTTCAATTCAAGTTTGATGCAACTTTCACTCCCACATATGGTAGTGGGTTTGGTTCTACTGTTGTTGATGACTACATCCCTGAAGAACATTACCTGATTACTGCTCCTGCATCAGATCTTAACTCTACTCAGTATTTCAAACTCTTTGAGAAGTTCCTGCTGTGTGTGGGTATGTCTCCCTGTTCTATTCGTTCTGGTGCTATGTCATTGGTCTTCAATGATTACACTAATGAAGAAGATCAGCGTAAGGTCTGTAAAGAGTATGAGATCACAATGGATGAAGACCTTGACAAGAAGTTTGAGGAATGGAAGAAACGTGATGAAGAATGGGCAAAACTGAATAAACATTACAAAGAGAATGTTGTAAGTGAACCCAAGGACTTGGGTCGTTTCCAACGCTTCATCCAGTATACTGATGAACAACTAGAGGTGATGGCGGACATGTATGATCGAGCCAAGATCAAAGGTGAATGGGTAGATAGTGCTGATGGGGTAGCATGAGCCGCTTCACTGAAAACCCCGATGAGATTGTGATGCAAGACATTGCAATGTTTCACTTGGAAAGTATGAATGAAAGAACTCTGTGGATTGGTGTTTATACCGAAGGTGATGACATCTATCACTTGAACATTTCCGCCGATGGTGATAGACTGATGTACTATTGGAGCAAGGAAACGCCATGACTTACGACCAACTCTACGAACACATTATCAACTACATTGTTGTTCCTCACACCGATGAAACTACATTGAAGACCAAAGCGTGTCTCATTCTTGGTGCCTTCATGGAGTTTATTATGGATTGTGATGATCAAGGTATTAATGTAAATAAGATTGACCTTACTAACTTTGTTGGTGAGAAACTTGATGAGTTGGGAAAATGAACCTTATTACACTTAAGCATAGATACGATTACGGGCACGATTGGTACATTCAAGTCCTGCATACAAAACGTTGGGCATTGTTTCAAGGTTCAATCAGTTGGAATGATTATGCCAGTTGGCCCTATCTTCAAATCAAATCAGGTAATGGCAGTACATTGAGTATTATGTTCTGGGCATATAAATTTGGTCTTGATGTTGGTATCATAGAACGTACATGGAATTGGGGTGCAATCGATGAAGCAATTCAAGACGAAACTGAACTGGTTTGAATACTGGATCGGTCATTGTTGGATGACTGGGTGGCAGAGTATACGAATGAACTTTCGTATGTGGGCTGATCTCATGGGATCAAACTATGAAGATTATGGATTACTTGAAGAAGATGATCCATATGATGAGTGTGTAGAATGGTTCTGGGCATGTCTAAATGAAGATGATGTTTATCCAAAAGAGTTTCTGGAACACCTGATGCAAATGGTAGAAGACATCGAACTTGGTAAAGTAGAGACTTATTCTATGGATGAAGTCATGGACAGAGTAAAAAGTGAGTTGGATGTAGAAGATGACTGAAGAATACGGGCATATTCCTGATGCCTTTGATATGCTCCCAGAGGAAGACCTTTTGTTGAGTAAAGAACAATTGGAACGGGTTAGGCGTTCCGAGCGTGTTCTTGAGCGTTATAATCACTTCTACAATACTGAATGCTCTGGACTTGCTCACGGGACACCTATCACACCAGAGTTTCAACAAGCCATGACTTTGGAGTGTATGTTGGATGCCTTACGATGTGAAAACCTTAATCATGAGTTTGATGTGATTACTACTGATGACATTAATGATTTGATTGAAGGTTTGTATCAACAGGGAAAAGATTATCTTGAGAGAGTGAATAACAATGGATAAACATCCTGCGAACGATTGGGAATGGGAAGACACCGCCGAAGTCGCATTTCAGGAATGGTTTAATGATGACTATGGAAGTCCTTATTCTCTCCGTTCGGAGTGGTTCTTTGGAGATTGTAAAGTACAAGACGAGAACACATTAAAGGATCTCATGTACAAGTGGCTTCACGCATCGTTCCTTTCGGGTTATAATACTGGGAGATGTTCCAAGACCGATGACTGAATTTCAACCAACTCCAACAAAGCCCTGGTGTGATTATGTGTGCTGATATGTTAGAATTGTGTGAGGAGATTGAAAACCTATGAAACTTGATGGATTTGATTGGTTTATGGTTTTGGGTATTCCTATTTTTATAATCGTTGGTTTTGGCGTTATCACCTATGATGCCCAACAACAACGAATAACATTCCAACAAACATACAATAAGAACTTGGAGTGTCGTCAAGCACTCAAAAATAATACAAAAAGTTTTGTGAATGAGATTTGTGGTCCTGTTCCTGTGATTGGAGATTTTGTGAAATGACTGACTTTCAACCAAAACCACAAACACCAGAGCAAGTAGATCAAGGTCTTCGTGAGGCTTTTAGACAAGCAAAGAAAGATGGTGTGATGGATGCTACTCCTATTCTTGAAAATTGGAGTGGAGCATCAATAAAAGTTCCAAAACAATCTAACTGGAGGTGCTACTTATTTGGCAATCGTCCTGGTGGAACTGGTATAATGTATATTCCATCAAAAGGACGAGTGCCTAATCGTTTTGTGAGGTTTATGATGAGGATTTGTTTTGATTGTTTATGGGTAAAGAACGATGACTGAACGACTAAAATTCACACAGATCACACGAGTGATTGATCCAAAGACACGCATTCATTATCTTGATGCGATTGATCAGAATGGACGACACTGGAGTGCTCAAATGACACACACAGAAGAGCCTTGGATTATCTACAAGGAAGTTTGGAAAGAAGACCCACAGCAACCTTATTACCTATGACTGAAATTGAAAAAACAGAAGCAGAAATCAAAGTGCTTCAAAAGAAACTTGAACTCCTCAAAGAGATTGAGACACACAAATCTCAACCAAGAATGACCCTTGAAAATGCTGGAAAGTATGAGGTTGTCTCTTATAATGATAAGGTTTATTATCGTCTGGAATATCCAACTGCTATTCTTTGGTATAAGAGAAAAGATAATGATGATGGTGTAACTTTTCTAAAACAGATTACTGATGGTGAAACTCATCGTCTACTTGAAGGACTTTGGTTTAATGATGTGCGAAAGGGAAATTATGTTGAACCATATTGTCCTGATGAACCTGAACATTATGATGAAGTAGAGTGGGATGAGAAAGATAATCCAAAACCTATGGATGAGGTTGTGAATAGGTTGGTGAAAAAATACCAAGCACAAAAACTCTACAATATCCTGAAAGATAGATGGTGTTTTTCTAAAGATGCTTGTGAAGAGATTGTAGAGGCAGTTGCTGAATGGCTTCCTGAACCACAATCTGCTGCTGGTTCTCAAAATGTAGATACCGAACTACTTGTTGATGGTTTCAACCACTGTTTACAAAAAATGAAGGAGATGCTACGATGACTGAAGACATCCAAATGCCTAATGGAGACTTCTTAAAGAACTATCCAGAGGTGACCCGTGTTGAAGTAATCAATGGATCTGAAAGAGAACTTGTTCGTTATGAATGTTCTAATGTTCAAGTATCACTTCAGGATGACGGGCAAACACTTAAAGTATTTCTCTTTACGACTTATGACTGACGAAGAACAGAAACTGTATGATGTGATTGCCGACTGGTGGGAAGATGTATTCTGTGCGGCATCATATAAAGGTAAGGATGCATCTTTACTTGACTTGGTTCATAGTATTATGGATCTCAAGTATGATAATGTACCTGAAGATGCCGACCCATACAATCTACGTGGCCGACTACCAATGGAACCAGTGAAGAAGAACAATGACACCTGAAGATAAGTATGCACTTAAAGAGTTGCTCCGTGGCGTTGGTGTGTTTGCTGCCACCTCTGCAGTCTTCATTGTGATTATGCTTGTGCTTGCTTATTTTGCCTCTGGTGGTAAACCATTAACCTCATCATTTGAAGTGGTTGATCAATACAAAGGATGTGATGTGGTAAGATATGCACCACATCAAGTTGCAGAGTACAAGTATTTTCTGTATTGTGAGAAGAACAAATGACGTATTCGCCACAGGTCAATGATTATGTCCAATGGACCAAAGGAGTAGAAGGCTGGGTGTATTTCAGAGATAAGGAATACATCACGATTGAGACTAAGGTATGGCCCAAACATCCAGAAGACCAACCCGTAGGAACGTATCATCGTAATGAAAGAGTATTGGTTATCTGTTATCCACAGTTTTATTCTCAACTGAAATATGTTCACTCAAGACCTTGTATTGATAGCCCAGAAGAAGAGTATTATGTCAAAGACTTCCCTGATGAGAAATAAGGATTGTACATACAATTAAAACTCTCTGGCATCATATTAAAACTTAATGACAATCTGTTTGGTGTTTGATTGTTCTGGTATCCATGTTTCATGTAACTGGGCCAGAACAAACAGACACCATTTCCTACATTAAAGGTACAATGTTGAAAGTGAAAGTTATATCCATATTTGTTCTCTTTATTCACATTCGGATAGTCTGATAAGGTATTCGCAATCTCACTCATGCCAAGTGGCGACTGAAATTGAATGTTAGTATTCTCATCAGTTCTTAAGTATAAGGTGCCACTCAAAACTGAATTACAATGAGTGTGCATGAACTGACTACTGCCGACTGAACATTCATTAAACCATGCATTTGTAATCGTCAATCGACCATCATAGTTCATCACATCCTGATAAACAAAATTAGCCGCATCAATAATACGATCACCTAATTCAGCCAATTCATCATAAACAACAAAGACATTCTCATTGTTATGGTAATGTACTAAACCAGTGTCACCATAACCACCATCTTTATTCGTCTTACCACTATTATCCCTAACAACAGTATCAAAGAAGTTAGCCACGCCATTCACTTCTAAGTCAACACGGGTAATAGGTGATGCGAATAATCCAATAGTCTGATGGTTCATAATTCCCTCAATTTATAACAAACAGTCATTCTTAAATCTCTACAGAATTGATTATAAGCCTCTCCATAGTGCATTAAGTCAGTACTGAATAATATGGCCCTGTTAGGGTATGGATCAATGCCAAGACGCTTCTTATCTACTAGAAAGACCGTCTGCCCACCCCATGTTAAGTTCCAGTCTTTATTTGCATAGTAGAGAAAGGTATGTGTCTCTCCCCATACGTTATCTATATGAGGATGGCCATCTTGACCATATGTTTGACCATTACAATAGACCTCTAGTAATTCAAACTTCATTTCAGTTCTTTGCTCAATCATATTGAACATATGATTAGTAAAGAAAGGATGATGATCTAAAGGTAACTTCCAAAATGGTATGTTGTCTTTATCACCTTCTACATCAGACTTAAAACCAAATCGCCAACCAAAACCTTCTAGGATATTGTTCTTTAATTCTATGTCTTCTTTTGATGTAAGTATGTTCTCATAGATGTTCAAAAGAGGTTGTTTCATGTGGTGGTAAATGTAAGGTTAATTAAGGAAAAAGCCTTTTTTAAATTAAGCTAAGATAATTATAGTATTCTCAATAAGGTATGTCTTATTGATAATCAATAATGGTTTGTTGTTGAGAAAGTCTTATAAAGCCTGGGCCTTATGTCTGTTTAAGTCCCCTCTAAGTCCCCTCTAAGTCCCCTCTAAAGTCTTTATAAAGCCTGGGCCTTATAGTCATCTTAGCGCGCATTGTACCGTAAACGCGCATAAAAGTCAAGAGCCCCCACAAAAACCCACCGAGACCCACACAAAATCACACAGAACCTTATATTATAACATACTCCGCAGTACTTCGCGGTCTTTATGGCCACTTCGAGAACTGGCCGCGGCATATTGACTGCGCGGGGGCCTGCGCAGTAGCCTAGGGGTACGCGGGCGGGGGACTGCGCACCTTATATACCGCGCAGGGGATATACCGCGTCGCGCAGGATATCTACCGCGTGCCGCAGGGGATTGTGGCTAGGTCTGGCGCAGCATATGTACTGCGCAAGAATATGTGTATATACTGCGCTTCACCCCACTCACCCCTACCCGCACCATATAATGTGTGGGTTATATACTGCGCAGGCATTTACATAGGTCCACCACACCTACCCATACGCAGTATATGTGTAATATTATATACATCGTGTGTCTATGTGGCAAGGGCTTGACATCACATCTCTAAGTTATTATAATCAACTCTGTCAGGGTTGAAGAGAACCATCTAGCCAGCTATGAGTACTATTAAAGACTTTGTTCGTAGTGTATTAAACAAGCTTCGTAGAGTAATAGATGAGAATTCAGGATTATGAGTAGATACTAAAAAAACCAGTCTTGAAGGGTGAGTTTAAACTCTCTGGCAACCCTTAGATTTCAATTGTCTGCTACTTGTATATCCTAAGTGTTACCTACTGTATTGGGAGTTTGTGATTGACCTTTGACCCCGTAGGAAGGTTCAATATAAGAAACTCACCAGGTAGATATTGACACCATGCGGAACAAATAACAAAGTTATTTATATTAATTCATTTATGCGCATAGACGCATAGAGCCACAGCCAATTCTTGAACTGTCCACTAATCTCCCCATTGGTCACCAGATGGGTTATTGTTACTTCAGTTCAAACAAATCCCATGACTTTCGTTCAAGGTTTGATTGCATCTGGTTATGAGTTCGATGATGAGAACTTCGATGCATGTTGGGTTCGTACTGACACTCAAGGTTTCGTCCATTTGTATCAAGAAGGTGAGGATGAGAATGAGTGGAACTATGTGAAGATGTCTGAGGACATGGATGTGATCACTGAGAAAACTTTCGTCCTGAACTGAAACAATGCAATTTCAAGTTACTGACATTGAGTTTGATTTTGAGACCGATGATGAGTTTCCAGATCATCAATTCTCTAACATTACCGACGAAACGATTGGTATGATCTGGGAAGCTGATGATGAAGATGATCTAATCGAAGAGATCACAGCTGCCACTGGTTGGTGTATTAAGTCCATTGATTACCGTATCGTCCTGGCCGGGACCAGTTGACGGACTGTCCACCAGATCCGCCAAAGGGTCCTGATCGGTGCAATACTACGTTCATGGAAAACAACACCGCAATTCGTGACTACTTCACCGAGGATGAGTGGGATGCAATCTTCTCTGCATTGAGTGACTATCAGGACTATGGTTCTGAAGAAGCAGAACAGTCTAGGTCTGCTCAATCCAAAATCACCAAACTGTTCAACAACTGAGGTTTAAATTATGTGGGATGAAATTCAAGACATGCAAGGTGAAATCTTCGACATTCGTGAAGAAGATCTGTTCGCCGTGTTCGATGATAGTCCACAAGAGGACTTCGATCAAGAGACTAAGAAACTCCTAGCCCAGTTCTGAAACTGGGCCTGGCCCCTTGACCAGGGGCCCCTCCATGGTTCATAGTAGCTACATCAACGGAACGACCGATGTCCTACCTCGAAGAAACCCTCCTGCCCCTGGTCCTCACAATTGAACCCAAGAACACTGAGAGTTTCATTCTCCAAGCTTTGGGTATGGGTGATAAGAACTCTCAACAGTCCATTCTGATCGCATTCGGTGATCGTATTGAGAAGTTCTGGAATCAAGTGTTCTCTGATCTGGAATGTAACCTGATCGAAGAAACTAACAAGGTCAAGGTTGGAAACCGTACCCGTCAGGTTGATCACTTCTTCACCAACAATGATGGTGTGAAGGTATACATGGAATCCAAGTGCAATCTGAACTTTGATACTGAAAAAGTTCGTGCATCCAATGAGAAAGTTGGTCAGGTAGCTGAAGCGTTGAGTGCAGATCGTGGAGTGTACTTTGTCCCTGTTCTGAAGAACATTCCTCAGGAGATCTCTGAGAACTATCGTAAAGAGAACTGTGAGATCTATGGTGTAGAAGATCTCCTCTCTATGATTAATGCACCTTTCACCGTCAAAGAGTACTTTGATTTTATGAAAGAAGTGGTTGCACCTATTCTTGAAGAGAAGGGCCTGTGACAATCCACCGCTGTCCACTAGGGGTCGCCAGGAGACCCCACCAGCCCTATACTAGCTACATGAACAAAACCACTTCGAACCCCTACGAGACCTACATCCTGTCCAAGGGTCGGGATCTCCCTCCTGTCCAACCTGCAACCCGTCAGGTTCCCGCTCGCTTCGCGGATCGGTTCGCAACCTATGAAGAGTACCAGGAAGCGATGGCAGACTTCCTGAACGGGGTGTGACAGTCCTCGGGCTGTCCACCAGCCCTTGATTTCCCCACCGATCTGACCCATACTAGCCTCATGAACAAAACCACCAAGATGACCCACGACGAACTGATCGCCTTTGTCATGGAAGACTACACCGCCAAGGTGATCGCTGAGGAGAAGCGTCGTCAGGCGATCCGTGAGGGTAAGGTCCAGATGGTCCAATCCAACAACTGGCACATCAGCGACCGCCACTGACCCCTAGGGGGCCTTATAATAGCCACATCAACCAAACGACCTCAATGAACGGCTACGCAACCTACGAGACCTGGAACGCCGCCCTCTGGATTGGCAACGACCAATTCCTCTACAACACCGCCCTGGCATGTGTTGAGTACTGTGGGGACAATGAGACCCCCTGGCAGAAGTTCCAGCGTTGCATGATGGACGGCATGATCGGTCGCCACCTGGGCGCCACTGGTGACGGTGTGGCATGGAACGATCCCGCCATCGACGCCAAAGAGATGGAAGAGTTCCTGATGGACCTTGCCGCCTGACCCCTAGGGGGGCCTTATAATAGCCACATCAACAGAGGACCGATGACCGAACTCCTTGCCATTCTCATCCCTGGTGCCCTTGTCATCGGGTTGCCCTTCGCCATCGCCAAACTGCTTAAGATCCGCCTGTTCACCAAAGACGACGGCTACACGGCAGGATGGGTTGAGGGGTTCATTCTGGGGGAGGATGAGGATTTCTAAGGGGTTGCCCCCTTCCCCCTGAACCCTTACACTGGCCACATCAACAGAGACGCAATGCGCTTCCCGATCAACTGCAACGACAGCACTCACGTCTGGACCCTCCGCCTGAACCCGATCACTGGCACCGCCCGTGTCCGTTGGTTCAATGGCCCTCTCAAGGAGTACCGCCACACCAACGTGAGCCGTCGGGCCATCCTGGGCATGCTCTGGTACTCTGGCAACACCAGCCTGGGCCAGTGGGTGAACCGTCACTGCCTCCAGAGCCACACCATCGTCAGCATCTAGACTAGCCACATCAACCACAAACGACCGATGAGCAAGCTCCCTCTCGCCAAGATCTGCCTGGGCCTCCTGGTCCTGATGACCTTCAAGGGCACCGTGGGTCAACTTGTGCAGGCCGCATCTGTTCTGGACCGTGTGACGGCCAACCAACTGGCCACTCTGACTGCAGATCCCCGCTGAGGGGCCCTATACTAGCCACATGAACAGCGAACAACTCAAGGAACTCAACTTCACCATGACCCTTCAGGAACGGTGCCTTGGACTTGCCTCTGCCATGGCAGCAGAGATCAACGGCGACCTCTTCTACGTGCCTCAGGAGGACATCGACAGCCTGCTGTCCCGCCTGACCCTGGACAACCTGGAGGAGACGGCTGGTGAACTGGCTGATCTCGCCGCCTGGTTCAACTGATCACCGTCTATACTAAGGACATCAACCACACGCAAGACATGCGCAAGATCGAACGCCTGATGAACGCCGCGATCAAAGAGGGTCGGGACTGGTCTCTGAAGAACACCATGGTGACCCACCGCGATGGCGTCGCCTTTGTCTTCCTCCATGGTAACCTGATCGCTGAGGTCTTCGATAACGGCATCAAACTCCATGACGGAGGGTGGCAGTCCAACACCACCAAGTCCCGCCTCAATGCACTGCTGGATGAGCACGGTCTCCCTGGTGAGGGTATCTTTCAGAAGGACTGGAGCTGGTTCTGCCGCCTGTGGAACGGCACTGAGCACTTCACCGTTCCCTTCCGTTCAGGGATGCGCCTTGCCTGAGGGCGCCTGAGGCCCTATACTAGCCAAGTCAACCACCAAACGACATGACCGACACTCAACGCGCCGACCTGATGGATGGAAACATGGAGTGGGCAGTGTCCCTCATTGAGGCTGCTACAGAGGCAGGGGATGACCACAACGCCATGGCACTCTATGAGGAGTGGCAGGGCTACCTGGACACCGGCGATGATGAGGTCTGCGAGGTCCTCTGGGTTCATCCCGATGCCTTCCTGGACATCGCCTGAGGGCCTTGCCCTCCTCCCCGTTCGTCCCTACAATAGCCACATCAACCAACCCAAGGACATGACCTCCTCCACCGACAACCTGCTCCAGATCGCCGCCGACCTCAACGCCGCAGGCAAGACCGTGAAGATTGAGGTTCTGCCTCCCCGTAAGGCCAAGAAGAGCGAGCTCATCTTCTCCATGACCAAGGGCCCCCGCACCAACACCAACCGCCGCGGCCAGGCCTACCAGGGCCACGCCACCTCTTCCCGTGACCTCAACGTTGAGGGCAACCGTGCAGCCTACTTCAAGACCAGCGGTTGAGGCAAGGGGGCTTAAGCCAGTTCGGGGGGTTTATGTCCCCCCTTACCCCTAACTCTTACCGTATATAAAAACGCTGGGTCCCTTTAATCTATAAACCTTTACCAACGCGAGCTCAATATAAAACGCAAAGTCATTCTGTGGCCCTCAAAAAAATTTTTGTGGGCCACAAAGATGCCACAGGGTCAATTATGAAACTGCACGAGACAAAATTTGAAGGTTATTATGTAACTGAGGACGGGGAGATTTATACGGAATGGTATAGAAATCCTCCAAGACGCGGAGAACCACGCAAAATGGTTCAACACCCACGCGGAGGATCAGATCCAAATAACCGTTATTTGGCGGTGAATATTTCTTTGAAGGATGAGAGTGGAAAAACACTCAGACAAATCAAGTATTATTCACACCGTCTAGTAGCGGAAACCCTGATAGAAAATCCGCAAAATTTAAAAGAAATTGATCATCTTGATAGAAACAAAACAAATAATTCTGTGAGTAATCTTCAATGGACTACTCACAAAGAAAATCAAAGGTGGATGAAGAACACATATTTCATGAAACCTAGATAACT